GAACGAGGCCGCCGTCCGGCGTGTAGTACCAGAGCCCCGCGTTCGAGACGATCGCGAGCCGGTCGAAGCTGTAATCGAACGCGCACCGCCCTCCCGGCCCAACATCGCCAAGCGTCGTCACGGTCCAGTCTGCGGCGATCGAGACGAGCTTCGTCCCCATCACCCGGTAGAGGAGACCGCCCCACATGATGCCGCCACGGTCGTTCCCCGGTCCGGTCCCGGTCTGGACGGCGCCCGGAGTTGCCTTCAGCTGCGCGCGGCTGATCTTCGAATCGACGATGACGGGTTCGAGATTCTGAGGATAGGTGCGGACGAACTCGCCCGTCTCAGTGCCGGCGACACCGCTCAGGAGAGGGATCGCGACCATTAGTCGTCCGCATCGCCGTCGCCGTCGTCATCGCTCAGCGTGTCAATCGAGACGAACCGGCCATGACGAACGCCAATGCTCGGCAGGATATAGGCAGGGACAACCGTTGGCGGGGCCGAGGCATAATTCGCATACAGATCCTGCATCGCCGAGCCGAGAACGGACCTGGCATCCGCCGACAGGGACGCCCCCAGAGCGGGGGCAATCCGCTGCGCCAGAAGAACGACCACAGGATCAACCGCGTCATCGGGGATTCCACTCGGTTCCTCGAGAAGCCCTTCCGAATAGCTCGGGAACTCGAAGCTGAGGTCGATGCCCTTTTTGGCGAGCGCCGACATCAACCCGTTGAGGCGCCTTAGCCCGGTGGTCATCTCCTCCGGAGTGCGCTCATATTCGAAGCCGTTGAGGCCGCAGTAATCATACGCCCCCTCGACCAGCGCGGCCTTTGTCACACTGGAACCGCCGAGAACGATCTGCGGCATTTACTTCGCCTTCTTGGATGATCCCTTGGGAGGGGCCTCCCCGGAGGAGGATGCGGCCTTGGCTTCGGACTTCTTCGACGGCTTATGGGGAACCCAGCCGTCTTTCAAAGCCGCATCCAGCTCGTCGCCATTGTGAACGGTGAGCGTGTCGAAACGCTCGCCGTCCCACTCGATCTCGGAACCGTGCTTGTAGAGCATCGCCGGAAATTCAGGCATCTGCTACTCCTATGCCAGACGATAGGTGACGAACGTGTTTGCGGCCGTCTTGCGCGTCCGGAAGCGGCCCGACGTGCTGGCCGCAACCGCTCCCGAGCCCACGATCGTGTGGCCGGTGGAAGCGGCGACGGTGAACGCGTTCGCGCCGCCCGTGTTGATCGCCGTCCAGTCGAAGCTATCGTCGGCTGCGGCGGTGAAGGCCGCGTCCATGACCGTCCCGGTGTCGAGGGTCGCCGTCACGGCGGCCGCCGTGGACGAAGTGACGATGCCGCCGAGGATGAGGGTGGCTGTCAGGGTCCCGGTGGCGTTAAGCGTTCCCGGCGTTGGCTGACCATTCGCCCGCTCGTAGGCAACAGGACTGACGCCGATGTTGCAATAAACGGGAGATGCGCCGGCCGTGACGGTAACGCTCGTCGCCGATCCATAAGCCGTGGTCGTGTTGGCGCCTGAGCCGTTGAACGCGTTTATCATCGCCGACGGCTCGTTGGCGAAGGTGGTCAGATTATCGACCTTGTAGGGAAGAGTGCTGAACGTCGCGAGCTTGCTTCCGGACGGAACGCTCAGGATCGTCTGGGCGAAGGGTGCTACGGTTGTCGAGGCCATGTCTTCTAGTCCTTCAAGAGGAAGGGCCGCCGATCGCTCGACGGCCCGTTGAACTCCTTACGTCTGGCTGAACATCTCGATTCCGGTCATCTCCGGCTGCTTGTTCACCAGACCGAAGAAGACATCCCAGCGGTACTTGCAGCTGAGGTCGCCGATCGCGCCCTGACGGGCCATAGTGACCTGGATGCCCTGATCGGTCGTCGCCGACATGACGGCCAGACCCGCATCCTCTTCCGGACGATAATGGCCGGGGACGATCTCGAAGGCATCGGCCTGCCAGAACGGATTGGCCGGCCCAGCGACCGTGTTGAGGAAGGTGATCGCCGCCGTCGAGGCCGGGGTCGCGGAGACGTTCTGGTACTGAAGCTCCGGATCCGTGCCGCCGCCGCCGGAAATGATCGGCGGGCTGATGACCAGGTGCGTCGAGTCGACCACCGAAATCACGCGGAAGGTCTTGAGCGAGCCCGTATCCTTCTTGGTGATGTGGTGGACTTCGTTGACGCCCGCGATGGTGAACGCATCGCCGGCCGCAACGCTGGTCGTCGAGTTGACCGTGATCGTCTGGTTGCGGTTGTCGACGTTACTGATTTCACCCGTGGCGGCCGTCGAGGTCGCCTTCGGCGTGTAATACTGGTTCGCCGCGTTGAGGGTGATGCTCGAACCCGCTGCCGCCGCGAGGCGATAGGCATAGTCGAGCTTGTAGGTGTCGAACCCGGCAACCACGCCGACTTTCGCCGCCTCGTAGGCGGTGAGCGTCTTACCCGGCTGCAGAACCTGGCGACCGGCGAGATCGGCGGCCATGTTGTTGTAGTCGGCGCTCGAAAAGACCGCCTTGCGCCCGAACATCGGGACGCCGACACGGTTGAACGCATTGTCGATGGCAGCCACATCGGCAAAGCCCGCGGCAGCGCCGGAGCGCTTGACGAACACGGTGCCGGTGAGGGCAGCCAAGTTCGAGCAGTCGACGTTGATGTCGGAAGCCAGCCGCTGCATCGCCGCATCGCCGAGCCGCTCCTTCTGGAGCAGGTCGCGAAGCTCGGTTGCCGACAGGGTCAGCGGAACCGAGTGCGAATAGCCGAGTGTGGTCGGGACCGACAGCTGCGTATAGTTGCGGGCGAAGTTCGCCGACTGGTCGATGCCGGTGAACGACTGCGCGATGTACGGCTGCGGTCGCCAGATGGTGTTGCCGCCGCGTTCTGCGGTAACGTCGTCGAGCGCATAGGTCTCGAACAGCTTCGAGACGACGAGCTGATCTTCGAACTTCTCGAAGACTGCGTCAAATGCGACGACTTCTTCTTTCGAGAATGAATTTGCCACGGTGAAATTCCTCCGGTGGAGAGAGCCAAAAACAGGTTCTCGGGCTCGGCCCGGTCAGCACCGCTTCTGGTCTCTCCCGTCGCAGCCGGAGGTCGCTGTGGTCGCGGTTGAGGATTAGGTTATGCGCGTCTCAGGATGTGCGCGATTGAACAGTTCTCTACGCCTGCGCTTCCCGCTGTTTGCGCTTGTAGGCGATGACCTTGGTCCGGTCGCCGGTGCGCTCGGCTTCCTTTTCGAGCGCGGCCAGCGCCTTGTCGCCGCTCACTCTGGAGACGTTCCCGGACCCACGCTCGGGAACGTCCGGCGGGGGCGCTTTTTTCATCTTCACCATTTTCAGCTGTCCTTCGAGCCTTGCGGCCTTCGCCGCGAGTTTGAAGAAGTCCCGTTCGGATGCGAGCTCGGCGAGCTTCGCCGGGTTCTTGGCGAGCGCGTACATCATCTTCGCCGGGTTTTCGGTGGCGAGGACGAGAACCGTCTGCTGCTCGGGGCTGAGGACGGATTTTACCGTTTCCTCCGCGTCGTCGACATCGGGATAGCCGAGCTTCGCCTTGTCTTCGGTGTAGCGGACACGCTCGTTGCGCCATTGAAGCTCAGCCGCCGCGTTGCGGTCGATCTCCGGCTTCTTCGCGTCTTCGACCTTCCTGTTCCATTCAAGAACGGCCTCGGCGAACTTGTCCTCGTCGAACTCGCATTCCTCGAGCGTTGGCTTTGGCCCCGGATCGACGGGTTGCGTTTTGGAACCGCGCTCGACTTCCGCCAACTTGCGGTCGCGTTCGCGGATTTGCTCGCGGAGATGCTTGACCAGCCCGGAATCGCTGTCCTGCGGCTCGGTCTCGTCGCCGAATGCCGGAACGTCGATTTCCTCTTCGGAGTCGGGGTCTGGCGCCTGCTCTTCAGGCTTCTCCGGATCGACCTGTTCGGTCAGGAGCAGTTCGTCTTCATTGTCGGGTTGGGTTTGCGGATCGTCCGCCTTGTTCCAGTCCTTTCGCTCACCCGGTTAAGGCCCGGTGGTTGCCTTTGGAGGGGCGAGACTAAGCCCAGCGAAAAGGCCGTGCGATTGAACAGTTCAGAGGGTATATAGCGGTCGATGAACGGCGTTCAGCGTGGCATTCTGCTCTGTGCGGGGGTGTTCCTCCTGTTTGTCGCGCTCATCCAAGCAACAGACCCTGTAGGAAGCGAGTGGCTGGGACTGGTTGCGTTCGTGGCGGCCGTCGGATGCTTCGTC